GCCACCAACGAACTGAAGGCCGAACTCGTGCGAGCGTACAACACCGGGAGGGCGTGACGTGGCGAACACGCCGTGGCATCTGCTGACCCAGACGATGGACGTTTACACCACCACATGGTCGACGGCGAATGACGGCGTACCACGTGGAAGCGGTCCCGTTTCGGCGTCGTTCTCGGTGGCGTGCAGCGTACAACCGGGCTCGGCGGCGGATGGTCTGGTCTACGGCCGCGACACCACGACCAAGATCTTCGAGGTGTACTGCGCCCCAATCACGACAGCCGGCGCCGCGTGGAACGTGACGCCCAAGGACAAGGTCATCATCAACGGCGTGCAGTACCGGGTCGCGGGCCAGCCGCGAGACCTGATCCTGCAGGGCGTGATCTACGTGGTCACCCTTGAGAGGGACCAAGACTAATGGCCCTCCGCGTGACCAAGACAATCATGCAACTGGACAAGCCACGGCTGCAGCAACTGCTCGGCGAGGCGGCCAACCACGGCGTCGACCGTGCCGCCACGCAGTGCGTGCGGTTCATCAAGCAGTCGTTTCCCAAGACCTCGTGGTTTCAGCCGTCGCCCGTTGGCGGCCCTCCTGGTACAGTCACGGGCAACCTGCGACGGTCAATCACGGCAACGCCGGCAAAGAACGGCCGGGCCATCGTGGGGACAAACGCCAGGTACGCCCGCATCCATGAACAGGGCGGCGTCCTGAAGCCTACGACCAAGAAGTACCTGACGATTCCCGTGAGCGTGGCCGCGGCCAAGATGCGATCCAACACCAACGACCTGCGTACGCAGAACCTGACGTTCCGCAAGGGTCCGAATCGCGGCGTGGCGTTCCTGTTCCGAACGACCAAGGGCAAGAACGCCAGAAGCGAGTTGATGTTCGTGCTCAAGCGTTCGGTGCGGATGCCTCCTCGACCGTTCATGCGGCCCGCCGCGACCAATAAGAACAACCAGATGGCCATGGTCAAAGCGTTTGGTGCAGGCTTCCGCAGCATCATCCGCAAGGCATTCAAGCCTGCACCCGGGAGCCCCGCATGATCCTGTCCAGCATCTACCAGGCCATCTTCGACCGCGTGAAGGCCGACACCGGCGCCGGCGGGCTGTACGCCTCGGGTGCGTGGAACATCATCAGCGGCACGTACAGCGTGTTCGGCACGCCCGCGGCGATCACCTACCCGTACCTGCTGGTCGGCGTACGCCTTGAGCAGGACCATTCGCTGACGGCGGACGAGTGGACGGCCACGGCGACGTTCACCGTGTGGGACCAGGTGCAGAACTACGCCTCGTCGGCTGACTTTGATACCCGAATCACGGCGGTCATGGATCGGCTCCATGGCAACGCTGTGCTCCAAGCGGGCCGCATTCCGACCTATGGCTTTCACCGCCACCTGTTGGTCCTGCCGACCAACGGGTACACTGCCAAGGCGTCGCACTGTTTCGTTCGAACGTACGACGCGACGATGACGGACGAACATTCGATCCAAGCGACGATGACGGCGACGTTCCGAGTGTCGGCACTGGCCGCGAATCCCTGAGAACCACCCATGGCATACCCGCTCACTTCCGAAACCGGCAACCTGACCTGCTCAGCGGCGAGCGGCGACCTGCTGTACCTGTTCGGTACGGCCCTCCGCATGACCACGGACCTTGCCACCATCAACCTCGAATCCAACGAAATCGAGGTGACGCAGGCGACGGGCTCCACGATCAACATGCACAGCCGCATTACCGGCTTGCGGACGGGCACGGTGGACTTCTCCGGCATCTGGCCTCGAACCACGACGCCGCTGGGCATCAGCAGCAACGTGACCTACGCGAGCGGCTACGTGCAGTACATCAACGCGTGGAGCATCGACATCGCGTGGCCGGAAATCGACATCACGTACTTCGCGGGCGGAGCGACCGGGCCGACCGACCCGAGCACGTCGTGGCGTCGCTGGATGCCCGGCGGCATCGGCATGTGGTCGGGCACGTACACCTGCAAGGCCGACGACGCGACGGCACCGTCCATGCCGAGCACGGGTGCGGCGGCCGCGGCGACGTTCAAGATGGTCGAGGACGGGGCGACCGACCCAAACTTCACCGGCGACATCACGACCCCGCGACTGGTGCAGCGGGTCCGCCTGGGCGACTTCTCCGAACTGACGTACAACTTCTCGGGCAGCGGCAACCTGACGCAGGCGGCGGGCACGACGTTGCCCGGCCTCACGGCGGCGTCTGGCGCCATCACGAAGCCCACTTGGAACATCACCGCGACCGACAGCAAGCCCGACAACACGTGCGTTCTTACGGTCGCCACGGGCCGCACGTACACGTTCCCGGCGTTTTGGAATCGCCTAAACCTGTCATGGAAGACCGATGACGTTGTCCGCGTGACGGGCACCCTGCGAGTGGCCGACGTTCCGACCGTGGCATAAGGAGTGACCTGTGACTGAGGTCGCCAAAGTATCCATCGGCATTGAGGGTGACACGTCCAAACTCAAGGCGGACGTGGCGAAGGCTACCAGCGAGGTGAACGCCGCGGGTGCGGTGTCGGCAGACAAGGCGACGGACGCGACAAATAAGCAGGCGGCGGCGACCAGTGCACTTGGCGATCGGCTGCGCAGCGTCAAAAAGACGTACGGCGAACAGATCGAGGTAGTGCAGGGCTTACTCGGCAAGTTCGTCGCCATCGGTGCGACGGTTGCAATCGCCTACAAAGTCGGCCAAGCGATTCGGGAATACATCGTCGATGCACTTGCCACGTCCGTCGAGAAGGCACAGGCGTTCAAGGACACGCTCAACCTGGCCGATGTACAAGGATCATTCCGGCAAATCAACGAGCAGGTTACCGAACTGCAATCGAGACTTGCCGCATCGACCGAGAGCGGCTTTGCCAACTTCCTGAACATAATGACGGGTGATACGCAAGAGTCGCTGCGTCGTCAGATTGTCGATCTTCAACAACTACAACGAAGTTTGGCGCAAACGCAACGAGCGGATGAACGTCGACAGGAATCAGAGAAGGACGCCGCTAGACGAAACGAAGAACAGGACACTCTCGCTCGCATGGACGAGGAAGGTCGAAAGGGCCGCCAGCGCATCGATGACGAACAGCAGAAGCGTCGAGAGCAATTCGAGGACTTCCAAGCCCAGATGCAGGAGATGACGCGGCAGCAGCAAGAGGCCGCCGCCAAGGTGCAGGCCTCATGGGCCGCATCGTTCCGCGCCATCCGCGAGGAATCCAACCGGGCCTTTGCCACCGATCAGGCCGCGTCGATGGTCCAACTCGCCGGGCAGTTGCGGATCGAGGGCATGACCGCGGCCGCCAACATGAACCAGATCATCGTGCAGGGGGTCGGCTGACATGTCACAAGTGCCAACCGCGTACGAACTCGCCCTTCAACGTGACTGGTCCAAAAACCGGGCGGGCAAACAGACCGCTCGTCGGCGCTTCGTCGTGGACACGATCGACCCGGCGGCGGCACTGTTGGCCGACGGCATTCCGCAGACAAACACCAGCCACCCCGACTTGCCCGGCCTTCGCCTTGACCGATACAACGTGTCCGTCAGCAATGACGGCACGTGCAACGTCGACTGCGACTACAGCAACGACTCCCGCTTCGTCGACCTGCGGCAGCCCGACAAGGATGATCCCGCTTGGTACCACTGGGGATGGGCACAACGGAAGGTCATGGTGGACATCCCCATCTGCGTGCGATCGCTGGTCATCAACGACGGCCTAAACGGGTCCATCAGCAAGAAGGTGTGGAAGATCGCCAAGAAGCAAGTTGCGGAGACACGGGTGGTTCGCCCGCTCAACGTCCGGGTCCGCATCGACAACGTGCGCGATTTGGACATCATCGCCGACCAAACCGACAAACTGCACTTGATGCCCGACGGCAAACTCTACCAGTTCCAAGGGGCGACCGTCAGCCAGGTCGATGACGAGGGCTTTTACGACATCTCGTACACGTGGGAGTACGACCAGGGCACGACGTTCTTCCCCGAGCCGCAGAGTCGAGACGTGCAGTATTGCACGCCGGTCATCGGCGTCGGCGGTCAACCCGTGCGGCCCCAGTACACCGTCCTCGTCGGGTACCAGGTCGGCAACCCCGAGACGGACAAGCCCATCATGGAGTGGCAACCGCTGTACGAGTACGGCAACCGCACCGCGGGCAACAACAACGACGGCCTTGGTTGGCAACTGCTGCCGGGTGCAAACCGGATCATCTAATGGCCGACCCTCGTCTCATCCTCGGAAAGATCATCGCCGTGCAAGGCACGTCGCCGGGCCGTGCGTCGACCATCTCGTACACGATCGCGGTGCACGACCCCAACACCGAGGGCGTGTTTACGCTCAATGGTCAACGGCCCGTGAAGCGGCTGCCCGACACCATCGACGTGGAGGCGTTTGTCGTCGGCGACATTGTGATCGGCAGCGTCGAGGCCAACCGCGTCCGGTGGCACTTCCAAGAGTTGCCCGCGTTCGCCGACTGCCCGACGCTGACGCCGCCCGCGCCCATCGTGTCGCCCGAGGACCCGTTCCGCGTGCCGCCGATTACGCCGTTCCCCAACGTCACCAACTACGCTCAAGCCGGTTCGTCCTCGTCCGCGCCGGCTCCGCCGCCGGTAGGAGATTGATTTATGGCCACCGTCTCGACCGTCCTGACGCCGATCAACACGCCCGAGGGCGGCACGTTCAACCCGTCGCAAGTGCTGTCGTCGATCAACAGCGGCTTGGTGTACGACGTGCTGGAGTACGCGACGATCCGGGCGCAGATTGACTTCCCATTGGACGCGACCATCGCGGGCACGATCAGCGTGCAGGGCAGCAACGACGGCGAGACCTGGTCGGCCATGCCGCAGGGTGCAATCGACTACAGCAGCGGCGGGCTCAAGGAACCCATCTACGTCGCGGGCATCCGGTACGTGCGGTTCCAAGTGACGACCACGAGCGGCAGCGTCGAGTACCGCCTGACCGTCACGGGCACGACCGGCGACGTGCTCGAGGTGCCAACGGCGGTCACGACTCGCGGGTACTACGGCGTCTTCACCGCCAACGCCGACCAGAGCATCGGCAACGCGACAGCCACGGAGGTGCTGTTCGACACGACCGAGGAGGCCACGGGCGTCAGTTTGGGCAGCCCGTTGAGCCGCGTCGTGGTCGCCAACGCGGGCACGTACAACTTCCAGTTCAGTGCTCAACTGCGGCACAGCAGCGGCGGCACCGAGCACGTCAGCGTTTGGTTTCGCCACAACGGCACCAACATCGCCAGAAGCAACACCGACTACGCCATCTCGGGCAACAACGCCGCCGAGGTCATGGCGTGGAATTTCGTCTACACCATGGCCGCGGGCGACTACTTCGAAATCGTCATGTCCGCCACGGACAGCGACATCACCCTTGACTACATCGCGGCGGCCACAAGCCCGACGCGACCGGCCACGCCAGCGGTGATTCTGACCGTCGTGCAGGCGTCGTCGGGCACGCCGGGTCCGACGGGAGCCACAGGGCCGACGGGTGCGACTGGCCCGACGGGGGCAACTGGGCCGACGGGTGCGACTGGCCCGACGGGGGCAACTGGGCCGACGGGTGCGACTGGCGCGACCGGCGCAACTGGCCCGACCGGGCCGACGGGTGCGACGGGAGCAACCGGTGCCACAGGACCGACTGGCCCGACCGGTGCGACCGGGCCGCAAGGCCCCGGCTTTATCTGGCAAGGAACGTGGGCATCCCTGCTCACGTACAACGTTGACGATACCGTGTACTACAACGGGTCGTCGTACATCTGCATCGCGTCAAGCACCAACAACATTCCGTCATCGTCGCCGACGTTCTGGTCGCTCGTAGCCCAGCAGGGAGCGACGGGACCAACTGGGCCGACCGGAGCGACCGGCCCGGCGGGAACAGGCAGCACCGCCGTCGTTGACGCGGCTGGCAAGATATACGCTTACCGCGGCTTTCGATAAGGACTCACCATGGCAGCGAATACCTCTCCGATCTTCGGCCTCACCAGCAAGACCAACGCCGTGGCGACCACGGGCACCGGCAGCACATCGCTTACCGCGCCGACGCAGTTGACCACGCTCTACACCGCAGGCACCGATGGCGGCATGTTCGTCGGTGCCAACTGCAAGTCGACCAACACGACCACGGCTGGCATGATTCGGTTCTGGCTTACGCCGAGCGGCGGCACGCGACGGCTTCTCGGCGAGGTCATCTCGCCGGCCGTGACACCATCGGGCACGGTGTCGTCCGCCGAGGTGCAGTACCTCGCGCCTCTTATGTCTCTGGTGAATGGCATGGAAGGCATGCCACTGGCCTCAGGCGATGTGGTCGAGGTCAACACGCACAACAACGAAACGTGGAACATCACCTGCATCGCGGTCAACTTCTGAGGCACCATGAATCGCGGCTACTTCGAGGTCAACGGGCGGACCAATACGGGGCTTTTCCTCCGCCGTGGCCGCATCCCACCGCCGCACATTCTCACCAGCACGCCGCACATCGGCAACTTCATCGGCAACTACAGCATCGGCGGAGTGTCGCCATCGACACTGACGACCGCATACGTGTATGGCACCAGCGGAACGGTGCGAGCCTTGCGGTTCATGCAGGACCGCGACAAGCAGATCCTCACCGAGATCTGGTACGCCACCGGCGCGAACACCGGAACGCCGACGGGAGCCTTGACAATCCAACTCCGGGCCGCGGATGCCACCGCGCCGACTCTCAAGGCCGGAACGCTCATCACCAGCCAATCGCACACGCCGACACAAAACTCGTGGAACCGAGTGGTGCTCACCACGCCGCAACAACTGAGCATCAACACGATCTACTACGTGGTCATTGGAGATGCCGCCGGCAACGCCACCAACTACTACCGCGTGTATGACAACACGGGTGGCGTGCTTGGTGCGTTGGGTGGCGTCGAGTCACGATTCTGGGCACCGATCAACACGACGAACGGCTTTAGCACCAACGGCACGCTCATAAACGGCGGCATGTGCATGATCCTCGGCTTTGCCGATGGGTCGTATCGCGGCATGTTGCATGCTGGCGGCGGCACACCAGCGAGCAACTCGCTCAAGCGTGGGTACTACCTGAGCAACTTCGAGACCGACATTGTGCTCGAAGGCATCAGCGTCGGCACCTCGACCAACTGGAACGGCATCGAGATCTTCGGCGGCGACCAAGCACCGTTCCAAACACCGTTGTACCGCGAGGTCATGAACGCCGACAATCGCGGCCTGTTGTTGGGATATCTCAATCAACCGTTCCGCATGCGCGTCGGCAACGCCTATCGCGTCGTCATGACGTTCAGCGGCAACTCGACGAGCCCCGGACAGATTGGCGTGGCGAACGCCACGACCGCCTTCCCCGCCAACGTCGGTTGGGCGTGGGGGTGTCGCGCGGATCCAACCATCGCCACCACCAGCAACGCTTGGAGCACCGGCGCAAAGACACTCGGCATCACCAACTACGGCATGCTGCTGATGGTGCGCCGCGTCATGGACCCGCGAACATGAACAGCCAGCGAGTGCTACAGGCCATCGCCACGTATCGGGTTGCCAACGGCGGCTCGATTCCGTCGCTCATCGTCATCGACACGGACAACGACACCATCGCATGTCACACCTTCGCCGATTTGGAGGCCAGCACCGATCCTGAATGGCGGCCAGTCTGGATCAACTACACCGTGCTGGTGGACTACTACAAGGACGACATTCCGCTCATTCTCGATTCTGTCAACCGCACCACGGTGCGCGACTATCTGTGGATACTGCTCGAGGCCGAAACTCGGCCATGACGGGTACACTGACACCGAACCCCAAGGAACCGAACCATGTCCGCAGCATTTCTCAACGCCGGTGCAACAGCCTTTGCCGCCGCCAACTGGTCCGACACCACCGGCTTCGTCGATGACGCCGAGTTGTACATCCAGTCGGGCACCCAGACCGTTACCGGCGACCTGACGCCAAGCCTTGCCAACGGCATCCAGAACCTCGACATCTTGTCGGGCTGGTCGGGCAACATCGGCGGGGCCAACGGTTCGCTCGCGGTCGAGACGCGTTCGAGCCTCATCAACCAGGTCACGCAGATTCCCCGCGTCCGGTACTACGCCTCGGGCGGCACGTTCTACTACACGCCGCAGGGTGCCGGTGCGGCCGCAAACGTCTGCGACTACTACCAGATCGCGGGCTCGGGCAACGGCTACCTGACCGGCACCGGCACCGTCAAGCGGCTGGAAAGCAACGGCGGTCGTCTGTACGTCGGCACCGCCGTCACCAGCGTGGCGACGTTCCGATGGATGTTCTCGGGCGGCACCGTCACCATCGACGGCGTCGTCGGCACGACCAAGGTGCACGCCCTGACGATCAGCGGCGGGCAGCACCTGCTCAAGCGTGGCGTGCAAGGCAGCACGATGGCCTCGACGGGGTTTGTCGAAGGGCTCAACGTCGCGGGCGGAGCCGTGACCATCGACGCCTACGCCGAGACGATTAGCGACCTGCGGCTTTACGGCGGGTACGTGACCGTGGTGAACTGCGGCGCCATCGCCGTCGTGTCCGGCTACTCGGGCACGCTCGACTTCTCCAAACTCCAGCGGCCCGTGACCGTGACGCTGCTGGAAGATTCGCCCGGGCTGACCGTCATCCCCTCGCGTCTGCTGACGATCACGACGCGGAACCCGATCGGCCCCGGTGCCAACGGCCTGACCTAAATGGCCAAGATCATCGCCATCGACGGACGGGTGCGGGCCGCCAACCGGCGGCTCGTCACAAACGCTCTCGGTGCGCCGTGCTGCTGTGCCGACACCGGCGTCATCTACGTCTTCGTCGAGTGTTGCGATCGCCTGCCGCGGTTCGTGCTGACCAAGGCGGCGATGGATGCCCTGCTCGCCCGGTGTGCGTTCTCGTCCGATCAGCCGACGGCCGTGGTTCGCCGGCCCGGGTCGGACGTGTGTTATTCGTACGACCCGGCCTATCGCACGCTGACGCGGGACCAGGCCGTCGCCCTTGGGTACGAGGTCATCGAGGATTCGACGCTGCTGCTCTGCGTCGATACCACGCGGCCTGATGGTGTCGCCAACCGATGCAACGCGGCACCCGAG